GTGAGCAACGAAATGTTTGACGTTTCTGGTAACCCGTCGCCGGGCCTAATCCCGGAATTACCGTATGCGGGTTCGTCCGGGTGGTCGGGTTCGGAAACGAGCCGGGTTCGTGCAAGCGAATTAGACCGTTCTGGAGGGTCTAAGAATCGTCAGCACATGGTTATTAGGTTCTTGAATGATCGGGCCGCTACGGGGGCAACATGGAAGGAATTGGGGGAGGAATTCGGTTGGCATCATGGGAACTCGTCGTCTGTTCTTTCGATACTCCACAAAACGCATCACATTGACCGGCTTCAGGAGTCCCGGCTCCGCTGCAAAGTTTATGTGACCCCTGAGTGGGTGAACTCTCGCGTAACAGAACCGCACCGTGGTAACATGACTCGACAGGCAAGTAACGTTAAGGAGATGACCATGCTCACAGAAGCGCAAGCCACAATCCTTATTGACGGACAGCCAACACTCGTCCACAAAATTGAGCGTCTTATTCTTTCCGGTGGTAACGCTGAGCAGGTTGTTTCCGCTGTTGCCGACTGGTTGACTACTTACCGTCCTACTGAACTGGAGGATCTTTATTGCACTCCGCTGGATGTGACGGCTTTTATTCTCAGGAAAGGGGAGTCAAGGTGAGCGACGAGAAGGTTTTGCGTTGTAAGTGTGGCGGCTGGGTTTATAAGGGCGCGTTGTGTCAGGTGTGTTATCTGTTGAGGGTTAAGCCTTTGTAGTTCTAACACGCAAATGTTTTAGATTATTTTTAGATAGTGCTTGACATGACTAGGGGGTCATGCTACAATTGGTTTATTGAGGCAAGGGGCCTCAAGAAAAGGGGAAACATCGTGAAGGTAGTAAAAATCGGGGAAGCACGGGGATACTGGGAAACATGGCAGCGACCATGCGGACATACCTACCGGGTAACAACGGAGTATCTGTGGAGCAGCAAGAAGGCCCTATCCGCTGCCCGCAAGCAGTTTGCTTCAGCACCTTGCGTATCGTGCGTGACTGAAATTCAAGATTAGCCGAAACCCCTGCGGGGGTCTTGCGGAACTAGCCACCCGCAACTGATGAGGCGGGCTAAAGAATGAGGGGAAACAAAATGCAAAACGTAAAAGAATATAAAGCAGATCAAGCCGATTGGGAATTGTATGTCGCAGCCATGAAAAAGCCTTGCGTATGTTGCAAGGAAAAGTTCGAGGGAGCGTCTTGGAGTGGCCGGTGTTTTAACTGCCACGAACTAATGGCTCGCCCTTACGAGTCCGGGGAAGAATATATCGGGATATGGGGTAACTAAAATGCGTACCGAACCAAAAAATGTGGAAGTCGAATACACGCACGACCGCGACACGATCCACGGATACACAATTACCGTCAACGAGTGGAGCGACGACACGTTCACTGTTATCGCTGAGAAACCCGAAACTGAAGGCTTCGCTGTCGGCTGGGATCGGATCATTGACGAGCCTTGGTCGTACGACACGTTTCCGACCGAAGAAGACATCCAAACACATATCGAAGAACTGTTAGAGGAACGTTTCGAGAATCCGGGTTCAATAACAAACATGATAATAAAGGGAGCGTAATGAAAATTAAAGACACGTTGTACTCTGACGAAATGAGCCGTTACGACCAGAGAGAAATAAGCCGTGAGGACTTCTCAACTGTTCTTGAGAATCTCATATCGGATACCACTGTGAGCATTATTGCGGCTGGAGCGAACGGAGAGTTCGCTGTGACTGGCAGGATCTACCGTGATTACAATGACAACATTTACGTTGGGGACACTTGCATTTATCGTGACGAGAACCGTTACGGGAAGCATGGCGGGGCTGACAGTGAACTGAAAAACCTAACGGTGTCCCCATGAGTCACTATCGAACGTGCATGTTTAATGAAGGGCAAGATTGTGTGTGCATGAAGATAAGGAAGTCCCTTGACAGTTGGGAGTCTGTGAGGAGTCTTGACTATCAGAGGGTTAAGGGTCGCCGTGAGGGGCTTCTTGTTGGTGTTGGGATGGTCGGGGTGCTTCTTGTTGTGGTTTGGTTGACTGTTAATTTGTTGAACTAGAAAGGAAAACGAAATGAGTGAGATACCACGTTACCGAATGGACTTGTACGAAGGAGAGTCTTCAAACAAAGGTTTATGGGTGCAATACGAGGATCACGCTAAGTTGATTGCGGAACTAGAAAAAGAGCACACCGCTGACGTTAAACTAGCAAGATTTATTTCTTTTAACTTGGGGAAACGGTGGCAGGCAGGCGCTGTTGGCAGTGGCGTTGGAGGCTATAACCCCGGTATAAGTGGAGGATCAGGCACTATTGAAGCCAATGTCACGAAAGGCTACCTACTGGACGGCACAGAAGTTTCAGTTGAGAATCTTGGCGCAGAAGGTGGAGTAACTATTCACCCGCAACCAGTGCGGCATGAGGATCACGCTGCTGCCATCAAGGCCGCTGTCCTCGCTGAGCGTGTGCGGTGCCTAGACATAGTTGAAAACATTCACGGTGTCTCTGTGGGGCAGGATGGGTACAGGTGGTTAGAACCTCGTGGTGAATTAGTAAGCAGATCACGTGTTGAAACCGCGATCAGATGGGTAAAGGTGAAGTGACCCGCTGGATGAGTAAAGGTGTTTGTGCTCAGACTGACCCGGAAGCGTTTTTCCCGGAGGTCGGACAATCATCTAGGGTAGCAAAAAGTATTTGTGGTCGGTGTGAAGTAAGTATTCAATGCCTTGATTTTGCTCTCGCGGATCTCACACTGTTGGGTGTTTGGGGTGGCTTGAGCCACTTGGAACGTAGGCAACTAAAAAAAGCGGCCTAATAATCTGACGTACACTGAAGGGGTGACAACTATTATTGGATACGAACATGAGCAGGGTTGTGTTATCGCTTCTGATACGCAGACAACCGCCGGGGACGGGTATCCTTTCGCTCATCCTGATCTTGTGAAGATCCTTTCCCGTGGCGGGTATCTGGTTGCTGTGAGTGGGGAGAACCAGTCGTGCGATATTGCGGCTCATCTTTGGGATCTTCCTGAACGCGACGATTCACCGTGGTATCAGTTCGGTATCAGAGTGCTGTCCCCTTCTCTAAGGGCAGCCCATGAAGTGCACGGCTTCGAGCCGGATAAGGAAAACGATTGGGCGGTAATGATTGCAAGCCGGGGGGAACTACTCACCATAGAATCCGACTATTCCATTCTTCGTGCCGCTGACGGACTGTACGGAATGGGGTCAGGTTCAGGCTACGCGCTGGGCGCACTAACGATTCTTTTAGGGGTTACGAGTGTTACTTCCGCTATGGAGAGGGCAGTTCTGGTAGCGTCAAGGTTCGACGTTTTTACGAGCAACGAAACCAATGTTGTGACCCAACGGAAAGAGGTGGCCTACTGACAAACACTTGCCCTGTACCTCGAAAATTGGAGCATAATGATTCTCAGCATTTTCATGTCAGTAGCAGTAATCGTTTCACCCGTTGTTCAAATTCCACATTCACATGATTATAGAGTGGCTCACAGTGAGGCCGCGCAAGACTGGAAAGGTTTTGAACCTTCCCTGTATGAAGGTAAATGGTTCGACCCGAAAGACGAAAAAATCCGGGAGTGTATTTCCTTCCGTGAATCCCGCCATAACTATCGCGGCACTAACTCCTCGTCATCCGCTGAGGGGAACTATCAGTTCCTTGACAACTCGTGGCGTGACTCTTTGACGTACATGATGATTGAGGAGTCCCGAAAGAATGGGGATGGACTGGTTAAACAGATCCGTGAACTTCGTGATAAACCTATCCGAAAATGGAACCGTTACTTCCAAGACAGGGCGTTTTGGACTGCGTGGCGGTTCGGTGCGGGTGCGAAACATTGGTTTGAAACTATTCCCTCTGGACGGTGCTAATCTTTTGACATGGACAACTTGTACGACACAGAGAAGGCTTTAGAGTCTGCTGTTTACGCTCACGATAAGGAGCATGACGGCGGTAACTCACTTCTTGTTAGTTGGGTTGTTGTTGCTGAATGGATAGACGCTGACGGTAACCCGAACCTGACCTCTTACGCCAAAACAGGTGTCCCGTTCTGGAGGATAGACGGGCTGCTGTCAAACGCCCATGAAGGTTTGCATTACACAATAGACGACGAAACGTAATGACACTAACCCGCTACCAACACATTAAAGACCTACAAAAAAACGTTAACCACATCATCCCGGAACTCACGCAAACAACTGACGAAGATCTCATTGACCTTGTTAAGGCTATTGAACGGGCTTACGCTCACGTTTTAATTGAGGCGGGTTTACGGGGTGTCGTGGAATACTAAACCCCGTAGTCGCGTCTAATCTGATGTTATGTATTTAACGCAGAACAGTGAGATGCGGCGGGATGGGGTGTGGAACTTCACTTTACCGGCGTGGGTTATTGAACTGGAGGACGGTTCACATTTCAACGTGTGCCCGAATGCGGGGGCGTGTGCAAAGTTTTGTTACGCCAGAAACGGGACGTATCTTTTCCCGAAGGTTAAGGGGAAGCATCTAAGTAACTTGACCCTTGTGAAGGATGACCCGGACTGGCCGGACGCTATTGCGGGGGAACTAGAGCACAAGCGATTTAAGCCACGGAGAGAGCCTAGAATCATTCCGGGTCTAGATACAACCGGGCACTTAACTACGGCGGTAAGAACGTGGCTGGAGGCCGGTGGGCAGGCTGTACGGATACATGACTCAGGGGATTTCTTTTCCCGCGAGTATCTGGACGGCTGGATCTCACTAGCGGAACGATTCCCAGAGATCCTGTTCTACGCCTACACGAAAGAGGTACAACTGTTCGAGTCTTTGACGTTGCCTGCAAACTTCCTAACCGTGTACTCAATGGGCGGGAAACAGGACACCATGATTGACAAAGACACTATGCGTCACGCAGACGTTTTCCCTGACATTGACTCTATCGAAGCGGCCGGGTACATGAGCCAACACGAATCCGACCTGCTGTGTGTCCTTCTCCCAACGACCCGGATCGGTGTACCGCAAAACAACATTAAACATTTCAAAAAGAAACTAGACGGCCGTACCTTTTCTCAGGCTCAAGAGGAAAGAAAACGGCACTGAGTGTTCCTAGACGACGCTGCTTGTGTCGGGGCTGACCCTCACCTTTTCGATGCAACCAACGGGCCTAAAGCCTTAGATGCTTTGTCTTACTGTGACCGTTGCCCGGTAATACCTGAATGTGACCGGATAGTTGCCCCGCGTCGGTCGTACTATGACGGGGTCGCCGCTGGTAGGGTTTGGTCTAACGGTCGGATAGTCCGGCGTGAAAGAATCCGGGGAGATTAAAATGACACAAGTAACACTAATCGGTAACGCCGTTGGGGAACCTAACCTAGCGTTTACTAAAGCAGGTGACGCAGCGGCCTCCTTCACGGTGGCAGTAAATGAGCGCGTGAAACAGGGTGACCAATGGGCAGATGGGGAAGCAACATTTTACCGTGTCACGGCGTGGAGAAAACTTGGGGAGCAATCCGCCGAGTTGATTAAGAAGGGTGACCGGGTAATGGTCGCTGGGAAACTGAAAGCCAAAACGTACACCACGAAAGAGGGTCAAGAAAAACTTTCGCTAGAAGTTACTGCCGATGAGGTGGGGAAGTCCATCCGGTTCCAGAAAACAAACAACGCAGCGAAACCGGCAGATGACCCGTGGGGCGAAACCTTTGATGAGCCACCTTTTTAGACGGTACAATCGGTTCATGACCCCGCTTCAGATGTATGCTACTACTGTCCACGAAATGTATTCGGCTTTTGTTGAGGCGGGGTTCTCCGAAGTTCAAGCAGCCTACCTAACCGCAATGAGGATAAACGCTGATGCCAGACAATAACTACGACTTTATCGAAATTGGTTCGTCTGGCCTCCGCAGGTCAGGCGGTTACATTGATGAGGAGTTCCTTCCCCAACTTCGCGGGGTTAAAGGGTTCAAGGTTTACCGTGAAATGCGGGACAACGATCCTGTTGTTGGGGCGATGCTGTACGCCATTGACAAAGTAATCACGCGACTGGACTGGCGTATTGAGGGTGAGGATGAGCGCACTAAAGTATTCGTTCAGGAATGTTTAGATGACATGTCTGACTCGTTTGATTCCACGCTGCAAAACATTCTTTCCATGCTGGTGTACGGCTGGTCTTATCACGAGTTGGTTTACAAGATCCGTGGTGGACTGACAGGGGACGCTAAAACAAACTCCCGTTTTAACGATAACAGGATAGGTTGGCGTAAATGGGGTGTGAGGGCGCAGGAAACCCTTCAGGAATGGATGATTGACGTTGACGGTGGTATTCAAGGGATGATTCAAATGGATCCGTCAGGGGGCGGGTTACACCGTATCCCGGTTGAGAAAGCGTTACTGTTTAGAACCACCACGAATCGAAATAACCCGGAAGGCTACTCGCTTCTCCGTAACGCTTACCGTCCGTGGTTTTATAAGCGTCGTATTGAGGAGATTGAAGCGATTGGGATTGAACGTGACCTTGCCGGTTTACCAATGGCCTACGTCCCACCGGAGTATCTTTCACCGTCTGCAACGAGCGCACAGAAAGCAGTCCTCCAGTCTGTTACTGAGATTGTCCAAAACATTAAACGGAACGAGCAGGAAGGTGTCGTGTTTCCTGCCGCTTACGACTCCAACGGTAATCGTGTCTTTGACTTGACTCTCCTGTCGGCTTCTGGTTCACGACAGTTTGACACCGGGGCAGTAATCCAACGTTACGATCAGAGAATCACAATGACGTTGCTGTCCGACTTCCTGCTCCTTGGATCTGACCGGGTGGGGTCGTTTGCTTTGGGTTCCACGAAAGTTGACTTGTGGACTCTGGCCGTGGACTCTATCGCTAAATCAATCGCTGAGGTTATAAACCAGTTTGCTATTCCGCGCCTTCTAAAACTGAACGCTATGCGTACCGACAGAATGCCTTACTTGACTTATGGTTCTGTTAGTAACGTTGTTCTTCCAGAGGTTGCAGACTTCGTATCGAAACTGGTTACTGCCGGTGTGCTTACCCCGGATCACGGTTTGGAGTTGTACCTGCGTGACCTCGCTGACCTTCCCGAAGCGGAACCTGTCCTGTAATGCTCGTGTTTAAGGCTCGCCCTAGACGCGACCCGGCGCAAAGGGTGGATCTTACTGAGTCGCAGAAACGGATCATGCGTTTATTGAACACAGCCATGAACGAGGTTCGCCGGGATATTATTCGTGATGAAGGGAAACTCCTTGACGGGCTAGAACACTTGTCGTTGGACAGGATTGTGAACATGGTGACAGATGAGCCGTGGCTAGAAATGCAGCAGGCACTTCAGGAAGAGTTGTTGGGGGAACTTAACGACGCAGGTAAAAGGGTGAAACTTCCTGCTATTCAGAAAGCCACCATTGTTTACAGTTTTGACGCGACCCGACCAGAGGCCGCAGCGTGGGCGCAACTTGAAGCCGGAAAAATGGTGAGTCAGGTTATTGAATCCCAACGTGACGTTGTTAGGGATTACGCTTCCCGCGCAAGCATGGGGGACTTCACGCCAAGGCAAGTTGCCCGTGGTTTGCGTGACGTTGTTGGTTTAACCACGCAGCAATCCGGTTGGGTGCAGAACTTCCGTGACAACGAAATCGGTCGTCAAATGGCAACGGGTAAGAACTTCGATCAGGCTTACGCCGCGAGTGAGAAAGCCACCGACCGTTACCACAATAAGATCCACAAGTACCGTACTGAGACTATTGCCCGCACTGAGACTTTGAGGGCTTCTAATGAGGGAAGGAACCTAGCGTGGCAACAGGGGCTGGATGAGGGGTTTATTAACCCTAATGCTTCTAAAATGTGGTCGGCTGAACTTGACGGTCGTGTGTGTGATTTGTGCGCACCACTTGACGGGGTGATAGTTCCTATTAAAGGAAGTTTCTCTGCCGGTGATCCGCCACGTCACCCGAACTGCCGTTGCACTGTTTTACTGACGGACGCTATTCCGACCGATATTTCTTCGATGACGGATGAGGAATTGGACGCCGAAATAAATAGTCTTTTAAGCGGGTTTCCTGATGCCGGGATGGGTAAGTCTGTTTCGTTATCAAACGACGAGTTCGACGAGATGAAAAGGTTTAGCGGGAAGGATCACATAGTGGGCCGTAACTCGAATGGTTCACCGATTTTCACGCCGGAGAGACAAGCCCTTCACGATAAGATTGTGAACGATAATCTCATGGGGATTAAGTCAAGTCAAGAGCCAACCTTCACAATGTTGGGGGGAGGCCCTGCGTCTGGCAAGACAACTGAACTTGGCTCAATAGCGGGGTTAAACTCTCGCGGAGTTGCGACCATTGACCCGGATGCTATTAAAGGGTTGTTGCCTGAATACAAAACAATGTTGGCTGTAAAGGACGAGGGTGCGGCGGCTTTTGTTCACGAAGAATCTTCTTATATTGCTAAGAGAGTGCAGGCGGCTGGTTTTGAAAGAAGGATAGACATGGTTTTGGATGGGACGGGTGATGGCGGCGATAGTAGTTTGTTGTTGAAGATAAATAATGCTAAGGAAAACGGTTACACGGTTCGCGGAGTGTACGCAACTATTACCGTTGACGAGGCCATAATCAGGTCAACTGCTCGCGCTGTCAGAAGCGGAAGGACGGTTCCTGTTGACATAATAACCGTTACTCACGCAAAGGTTTCAAAGGCTTTTCCTACTGCGGCGAGGAACATGGATCAGGTGGATCTATACGACACTACTGTGAGGGATACCCCAAGAATCATAGCGAAAGGGGAGGGTGGTATATTGAGAGTGTTAGATGAGAGTTCCTACGAGGAGTTTTTAAGAAAGGTTGATGGATGATTAGTGACGAATATCTAAGCCGCATGGCAAGAGAAATAACCATGAATGTTCCCAGAAAGGAATCGTTAGTTCCAATAAACGCAGAGACTACGAAATACTGGAACAGGTTGGTTAAAGAGATAGCGAAAATTAAGGCTGACAAACAGATCGTTGAGATTCCTTTTGAGACCCCTAGCGTTGATCTGGTTGACCCAAAAATGATCGTTGAAATAAAATAACTTCCAGAGTTCACGGTAACAACTGTTAGCGGTAAACTAGCGTTATGGATCTCCTCGCTCAGATAGAATCACTCACCGTAAGCCAGTTGACTACCCTCGCTAAACGGGATGACGCTACGGGGATCCTTGCCGAGTACCGGCTGGCAGCATTAACAAACTTACCTGCACCGTTACGGGAAACAGTTGTGACGGGTGAAGGCTACGCGATTGTGGCGGCCAATGGGGAAGTGAGGCGGCTAGAAGTTGACGGGTATTACGAGACTTCGGATGATGCAGAGGATCGTTTAGATGAGATCCGATACCTAGAGAACGCCGTTATCCGTGAGGGTTCTTTCGTATCTTGGAACTCTAGCGGGGGCAGGGCACGGGGCAAGGTGGAAAGAATCTTGCAGGAGGGGAGCGTTAAAGTCCCCGGAACGTCTTTCACGATTAACGCTGAGCCGGACAATCCCGCTGTCCTTATCCGGTTGTGGAGAAAAACCGCTGACGGGTGGAACGAAACAAA